GCGCCTCCACCGCTCCGCCCATAATATCGGATTCCCTCAGCCACAGGCTGACTGCACGCTCGGCTGGCGGGAAGCCGTAGCCGCACACCGGGCATTCTTTGACCTTGGCGTGGACAAGTTCCCGGCACTGTGGACACTTCTTGACTGGCGCGCGTCCGTTCCCGTTGCTGCCTTTCTCTGGCGGCTCGACTGCCGTGATTGGACCGTGCCGCTCAACGACGCCGGCAAAATCCAGCACCAGGCAGTGATTGGTGTGAGACTTGGGGCGTAATCCGCGTCCAGCCATCTGCACGTACAGCCCCGGCGATTCGGTCGGGCGCAGCATCGCTATCAGGTCAACGTCCGGGTGGTCGAACCCGGTTGTCAGCACGTTGGCGTTGGTCAGTGCGCGAATTTTGCCTGCCTTGAACGCGCCAATCAGTCGTTCGCGCTCTGTTTTTGGGGTTTCTCCGGTGATGCACGCGGCTTCAATGCCGCGCTGTCGGAGTTCTTCAGCGATATGTTCGGCGTGTTCGACGCCAGCGCAAAACACAAGCCACGAGCGGCGGTTGCCGGCGCGGGCGATAATTTCGTCCGCAACCGACCGGTTCAACTCGTCTTTGTCCACCGCCGCCTGGAGTTCGCTTTCAACGTAATCGCCGTTGCGCTTGGCGACGCCAGACACGTCGTAGGTTGTGTCCGTGGCCTTACTTTGTAATGGCGCAAGATACCCTTTGGCGATAAGCTCGGTTAGAGACGCTGGTTTGATCAGCGGCGGGGAAAAGATTGCCGGTGGATCGGTAATCAATCCGTGCCCCAACCGGAACGGCGTGGCGGTCAGTCCGACGACGCGAAGGCGGGGGTTGATTTGCGTCAATGCGTCAAGGAACGTCCTGTACATCCCGGTGTCTTTGTGCGACACCAGGTGCGCCTCGTCAATCACGACAAGGTCAACGTGCCCCACGTCTTCGGCGCGGCGCCATATTGATTGAATCCCGGCATAGGTAATGGGGTAGCCGAGTTGTTTCCGCCCTACGCCGGCGCTATATACTCCCACTGGTGCGTTCGGCCAGTGCAGCAGAAGCTTTTCGAGATTCTGTTCGATAAGCTCTTTGACGTGTGTGGCCATCAGGATTTTGGTTTCCGGCCACTGTGTCAGGGCGTCTTTGCACAATGCGGCAACGACGTGGCTTTTGCCTGCGCCCGTCGGTAAGACAATGCAAGGGTTGCCTTCGTAGCGTGTAAACCAGTCGTAAAGCTGATCAAGTGCTCTTTGTTGGTAATCTCGAAGCTGCATCGCGTTTTACCTCCATTCCCGGTCTGTGAATTCGCGTAGGGGTGTATGGCATTCGCATCCTTGGCGTTGTTGCTGTACAGAAAGTTCTTGTGGGGCGACTGGTTCGTATTGGCATTCCCACGGAGTAGCATTCAGGCCTGCGGGCTTTGGCGCGCCGTAAGCGCATGTCCTGCAGTTTCGTTCTGTCACGAGTGTTTTTTCGTGACAAAACGAATAAGCCGGACACCCCTTGCATTCCCACCACGTTGGGTCACGTGAAATCGGCGGTGGAAGCCGGGTTTCCATCGTCAACCGATCAAGCTTATTGAGAATGGACTGAGCGCGTTCGGCGTCAAATTGCACGATTTCGGTGTAAATTCGGTCGTCGTCCTTGCAGACTGCAAAATACAAGGCTTGGGGAATTCCTAACCCCAACATGTAGAGTTGCATCTGCACCCAATGGTCGTGGCGGGCTTCTTTGACGCCTTTTCGCGTCAATTGCGTGAAGGCGTTGGAACTGAACGTTTTGATTTCCAGCACAAATTGTTCGTTCTCGTGTCCAGGCAAACCGCTGGTGATAATCCCGTCCACGTGTCCTTTGATATACGGCGTCAGGACGACTTCTTTCTGGTAATCTGTGATAACACAGCCGATAGCGCGTAGGTCTTCCAGCACCAGGCGCTCTTCTTCGCGCCCTCGGCGAAACATTCTAAGCGTCCGCCCGGTGAAGCGTTCCCGGATAGCCCATCGAAACGCCAGCCATATCCTGCGCTCGCACCGGTATCCGGCGATTGAGCAGCCAAGATACGGGCGCGGTTGCTCATCGGCGGTGATTTTTTCGTGGTGTTGGTCTATCAATCGTTCCAGGTCAAGCATTGCGTCGTGCTCCTCATGAGTCTGATGTGGTAAACGGCTTCGAGATTGAATTTCCCGAAGCCGTTTTTTTTTTGCGGAAGCGTCACGGCTACGCCCACGGCGGGCGGCTGGACGGACGCGATTGCGGTTGTGGCTGCGCCGGTGTCTGCGCTGGCGTTGACGCAGGCGAGACGGCGGGCGATAACGCGGGGGGTTGCCCCCCTGCCGGCTTCCAGCCCTTGACTTCGTTGCTTTGTCCGTATTGCGGGTCGTCCCGCACCGTGACACGCACTTGGAGCGTTGCGCCCACAAGCTGGTCGGTGTCGGCAAGCTGCGCAAGTCCAGCCGCGCCCATCAGCTCTTTCAGTTGGGCACGTCCAATCCGAGTAGCCGTCTCGCTGGCGTTGCGTAGCGTCACGTTGCCGTACACGCTGCGCCCCTGATGGGTTGGCCCCAATACCGTGTAGCGAACAGAAAGATACTGCCCGTCGCTACGCTTGGCGGACTTGATTTCAGCCTCGGCGATGGTGGCTGTGTACCAGCCTGCCGGGATGACGGCAAGCTCATTATCGGGTAACTCGTCAAAGCGGATGACTTCATCGAGTCTCATTGCTCGTCTCCTTTCTCAAGTTCAAGGGAAAATGTTGCCCGTCCTGGCTTGGTAGTGATCGCCGGGGCGAATACCTGCGTGATGTGTTCGGGCGCCTTTTTCCACGCCCGGAGTTCAAGCTCGGCTTTCCAGCGAAAAAGCTCGTGAAGATACTCGTCCAGATTGTGCGCCCGCGCGAGCTGGCGCACCAGCGTCCCGTCAACCTTGCGGTCAAGGCGTGCAGTAACAATCACGCGCCCACCGTCGAACGGCAGAGCAACGTTTCCTTCCCGGCTTTCGTCAAAGCCGATAAACGTCTTGATCTGGTCTTCGATTTCCCGTCGGCGGTGAACGGCTTCCTGTTCGAGTTGCTTTGCGACGCGCCACTCGACCAGCAAGTTGTACAAAGTTGGGGTAGTGCGTTTCAGGGTCATCGCGAATTTCCTCTCGTGATTTTGGTGATAACCGCCCCCAAGTCGGGGGCTTCCCAAGTGTCCAGTCGTCCCGACCGGTCTTTGGCCGTCCATAACCCGTCGGGCTGGCACAACAGCGCCCGGTGTGGCGTTCCTTCGGCGTCACGTTCCACGCGCAACGCCAACACCTCGTCGAAGAAGTAGGGCAGCGCCTGTCCGGTTTTTTGGCCGGGCATTGACGGGGAGTAGAGAATTCTACCCATTTCGTCTTGTGCCTTTTCGAGTTTCGCCGAAGCGTAAACGTGACGCCCCGGCAGATCGCGGAAGGCGCGGATCAAGTCGTACATCGAGTCTTGCATCGCCATGTACGCCTGCCGCGGGTCTTTGCTATTGCGCTTCTCGCTGGCGAGAACCACCTCGGCGACTTCCGACAGCGAGTCAATCGCCACGCTTTGATACTCCTTTGCGTCATGACTATCTCGCAGAAAGCGATACGCTTCCCGCAAATCGTCCATCGTACCGATCTCGATGTACGGAATGTCGTACTCTCGTATTGAGAGCAGTCCGCCTTCCGCTGATAAGACAATCGGCGCGGGCAACGTCGGAATCAGCGACGTTTTACCAGCGCCGGCTTGCCCATAGACTAGTACCTTGACCCCGCTCTCCTGCGAAAGAGAGCGCGTGCTCTTGATTGCGACCATTGTGGTCTCTCCTTTCCTGGTTGTCTTTGCGCTTTCGGCTTGTCAGGCTCAGTGCGCACGTGTACTATAGCCACACATTCGTATGGTGTCAACACCTAATCGCGAAAAATCTTCACACAGTGAGGGCGGATATGAACGAAGTACTTCCTCTCGACGCTATTCGCGCCTGCCTTCAGGATAGAAAGTTGCGCCACGTGGCGAGAGCCACCGGTTTGCACTACAACACGATATGGAAAATCCGTCAGGGGCGCGCCAAGCGTCCGTCGGCAGACGTGGTGCTCCGCCTGACGCGGTATCTCACAGCCGTCCCGCCGGCGACAGACCCCGCCAAGGGGGACGCCAGCCATGACTGACTTGACGCATTTTTTTGGCGGACGCCCTTTGGCTTGCGGCGAGACCTCGGCTTCAGAGACGACGCTATCGCCGGAAGAGCAGCTTGTTCGGGCGATTGCCGAAGCCGGACTGGAGCCGCCATATCGAGTTATTCTCGACGGGCGGCTGCGACGTTTTGCAGCCACGCCGGGACGTGCAGACAAGTCCGGCTGGTACGTCGGATTCGCCGATGGCGTCCCGGCGGCTGCATTCGGCTGCTGGCGTGCCGGCGTCCAGCAAACCTGGGTCGCCCAAATTGGGCGTGAACTATCGGCAGAAGAACGTCAGCGATGCCAAGAGCGTCTCCGGCAGGCAATCGCTCAACGCGAAGCCGAAGCTGAAGCGGAATACGCTTTGGCGGCGGAAGTCGTGCGCACGATCTGGGATTCCTGCCCACCAGCCCCAGCCGACCATCCTTATCTCGTGCGCAAAGGCGTCCAGCCCCACGGCACGCGCGTCACCAGTGACGGCAGACTGGTGGTTCCCCTTTACGATTCAGCCGGGGCGCTGACAAGCCTGCAATACGTCGCTCCCGACGGTGAAAAACGGTTTCACGCCGGGGCGCGGACGAAGGGCTGTCTCTGGCTGGTGGGGACAGTGAACGACGCCAAAGTTGTTTGTATCGCCGAAGGGTTTGC